ACCATGTTCCAGACACTTTTTAACACCCAACTGATACAGGGTAAGGTTCCTCAACATCTCCTCGTAAACGACCTTTGAAAGACCTTCGCTGCCAGACGAGAATTCCCATCCAAAGAATATTGGGTGACGTTGAAGACCCGCAAACATTCCCTGTAAGACTACCTGTAGAATGTCTTTGGCTCCCTGCGCCGATGATTGCGTATTTTGAAATGTGAATTTTATGTTGTCGTAACCAATCCCAATTCCGTGGTTAAGGTTGTTTGTAATTGTGTCTGAGATAGCTTCCAAGTAAGCGCCAGCCTTGGCGTCATATTCTGCCTGTGTCTCTCCTGATTCTCTGGGAGGAGCGTCAACTGAAGCTAATAAAACACCTAACCCACTGATTTTTTCCATCCACGATTTGATCTGCCTGTTAATATTTTTGTGTATTTCACATGCTTCCAACGCAGACGCTATCGGAGGAACGGGGTAAGGTGAATCGTCTTTCAGGACCAATGCGTGATATACGGTTTGAATTGGGTTTAGAGGAACAAGTTTCCCCTGTTGGCTCTGGACAAGTTCAAGTGTTCCCGCATTATCGGCATACCTAAACCGAAGTGATTTTATAGGAACAAGAAAACCGCGAGATATTTCGCTTATTGATCTGTTGGGTGTCCACTCAACGCAACACGCCGCAGTTAACGCCAACTGTTTGAGAAGCGCACACTGTATTCCCTGTAACCCACCACCGAAAGGTGATACCCTTTGTGCAAACTGATTGGCGCAATCTATGGCTTCGTTAGCTCTATCCTCAGAATCGGCTCTAACATAAAGATTATGCCCTGATCCCATTCCCAGGCTAACGGTAGTCTGAACGAATTTGCTTACATAAGGATCGGTTACAGCCACATAATTAATGACATCGTATAGACCGAAAGGAAATGTCGCCGGTATCGTGTATGATTCCCTGAAAGCAGGTGTGTTAAGCGCATCCTCGTCCCTGGAACGTCTGGGAACAACTCTAGGTAAACCTACCATCGCTCTCTGTCGAGGTCTTGCAAACAGTTCCTTTATTTTAGATATTGCGCCTATGATGCCCTCGCCTTGATGAATATTGGCATACACATTGGCCCTGGTTGTTGCCCAAGATCAAATGCGGCTACTGCGGCTGAATTCATCGCCATAGCAAAATGGTTAACTACATTTGGACCACTATCGTAAACACGACGGGTCATACCTGTGCTTGTGGCTTCATTCTTTGTGGTCAATGCTCGTAAATGCCGCCGAAGATCCTCAACTGTAGCAAGGTCTTTTCCTGAAACCATTTTCCTTGCCGGTAGCCAGATTTTGCCTTCCTGCATACGGTCAATCATGGAATCCAGGGCTTCGGTTCTATCCATAGAAACAGTGTCTATCTCAAAGAAGCCTTCGTGTGTTTCCACTCCACGCTTGAGTTCCTTGCCGACGAAATACTGAATAGCCGCCCTACCCCTGTGCCTAGAAACAAATGACTTAGCTGTATGCTTGTTCGGCAGTGCGTCAATCAAACACAGGGAAACGCCGTATTGAGCCATGATAGTGTCAAGACGGTTCCAGTTTTCAGTTTCCTCAACATAGATTACGCTGAAGTCTCTGCCTCTGCGTATTCCAACAACTATGTGTAATATGTCGCCCTGATCTACGCCCATGAAAGCGCCTGATTCTGAGTAGGAAAACCCAAGGTTGCTTTCACATTCGTTTAGCAATTCGTCGGTCACACGAACATTGGAACCACCGTAACCAAAACCCAACACTGAGATTGTGAATCGTTTAATCTTCGCTTCAGCAAGTTTCGCAATCTCGTATTCTGACATTATGTGTGTAGCGTAATTTGGAGCGTTGGGTGGTTTGATCTGAGTATATAATTGACTGAGGTGATAACCCCTGCGTGACCTTGACGGATGACGCGCGACCCATTCCCCGTCCTTTGGAATCAGGTGACAGCCGCATTGCGTACATCCGCGATAATGTGTTGTGCCTTCAGGCCATTTCTTTTTTTGATTTCTTGCTACAGGTAGGAAATTGTCGGGAAAGTTAAGTTCAAGGTTGTTCCTGTGACCGCATCCTGGGCAAACCAAATGCCAAAAATGGCTGTCAGTAGTGTTAAATTCAGCGTCAATATTCTTACCAGGGAGATCTGGCTGAGATAAATGATGGACCCACTGGAGGTCGGAGTGCATAACTCGATCCTGTGCCAACGCACGGAAATCATCACGCATTTCTGACACTTCATCCAACACAATCATGTCGCCGTCGATGCTCTTGGCCTTCGATGCGGACGATAGCCCTCTCATAAATAACGACCCGTAGGGGCCAATATGTTTCAAACCCCAGTTAACGGTTCCCCTTGTCCTGCTTGAGAGATATGGTGAAGATTTGATTAGGGGGTTTGCTCTATCGTCGGAGAAATCCTTTACTGCACCGTCATCCTGGAAGAAATAGATTGCTTTTTTATTGAGATAGTCCGCCACATAAAGGGCTTTTAAAAGGACCAACGTGGAAATTCCCACCTGTGCGCCTTTTAAAAACACTTGGTCTGGGTATTTGTCGTCTAATATTTGTATGAGGTATTCGTGTCTATTGAAGGAGTAAGGTTCACCGCGCAACATTATCTGCGCTCTAGCGATCCATTCAGGCAACGTCAACTGCGACTTTTTGGAAACAATCGGAGTTATGTTCCTAAAGATATTTAGCGATGCGGGGTTACTCAATTGATTAACTTTATGTTCTGCTCCGCTGATTCAAATACTTGGCAGATCTGATTTACGTGTTCCAGTAATTCAGGTCGTTGTTCGAGTACTTTTCTGGCCTCAGACATAAGTTGCTCTTTGGCCGCTTCCAGTATCTTTTGGGAATCCCCACCCGCCTTCATTTTGTCCTGTTCCATTTTGTCTAGGACTTGTTCAGTTGATGCTACTTTTTGAATCGCTTGGGCCATTTGGCAGATGTTATTTACAGCGTATGCCCTGTGAGGAGATATTCCCCGTATGGCAGTAACCGCTTTGGCCCATAACAGATGGACGGCCTGTCTCGAAGGAGTCATGGCTACAAAGGCCGGGTCAAATTCTTCAATTTCAGGCTCAACAGCCCATTTATCGTCGGCCCATATAGTTAGAGCCGCTTTAGGTATGTAGTATCCTGCAACAGAGAGGAGATCCGCTATTTGCTGGTATTCCCCCTTGGCTATCCACCAATCTTTGACCATTGCTCGTAGGTGTGCAGGGAGTTTACCTGGATTAAGAAGTTCTTTTAGCGGCTGCCCGTCAGCGCCCACATCTTTGACTTCTAGGTCTATAGTGGGCTTTTCGTCTATCATTTATTCTGCTCCGAATAAAGTAAAGACGAAACTGCCAATTTGCTCTTGAAGTTTAAAGTGGGTATTAGGGATAAAGCGAGGGTGTAGGTGTCGTCGGTAGGTATAGGAGCAAAAGTTTTGACGCTCGCTTGAACCGTCAAGGTGGCCGCCGTCTTATTTATTTATTTAAGCGGCACGCCTCTTTTGTATAATAATATTATGTTTCTGGAAAACGTGCTACCGCTCTGGTAAACGGCCATACACTATACAAAAAACGATGTCAAGCAAAAAATTAACTGTTAACCCTCCTTAATTGACGTAATGCTTCACCTGCATCTGTTAAAAAGTTGATGCAAACAAGCCTGGAGCGTTCCCACATTGGATGTGGCTCCCATGTATTTTTTTCATCACGCAACAATTCATACATCTCGTTAGACGTTCCCCACACGATAGAGGACTCTATTCGTTTTTCAAACCTAGCCAATGCTGGCTTGTATGGAGCGCAGAACATTGGGGCAAGACCTGAAGCGTAGCTATCGTGAACAGTCGCGAAGCCAATCTCCGAGTTGTTTCTTAGGAGGAGGAGGAGGTGTGCTTCCCCCCCGTTGTCCCTCGTCCCCACATCCACAATTATCCGAATCCCTTTGTCGCCGAGCAGACGGCGATAATTCGGGATGTCTGGTGTTGCTGTTACAGAAGACATTTTGACCTCCTTCTACTTGGTCCATTTTGGTGATAATGAGTTTTTTAACCCAGGCTCCTGGGTAGGTGTGCTGTTTACTGGAAATTGTTTTTGCAATGGAGTAACAGTATGGAGACAATCTCACACAGATTTTAGTTTTCTCAGGATCTTTTATAACGGTATCCTCTGTTATTGGTCCTGATTTGAAATCAGGATTAGCGTAAATCATCGTGTTTACTAACGCCGTCTTACCAACTTGCAAGTTAAGACAAAGTTCATCTAAAGTCTTTATCGTCTTACTTGGCAAGAGGATGATTAAATTTGTGCCTTGTTTTTTAGTCACTGTTCTTACCTCTGATTTATTTATATAGCAATTAATAAAAAATGTCAAGTTAAATCTTGGTTCGTGCTTCAACCGGAGGGGATTTTCTGGATACCTTTTGTCTTATGGTAAAGGCGAGAATTCTGAAAAGGTTATCCAC